TTTCTTATGCGGTGTTCTTTTTTTAAGTTTTCAAACCTATTTGAAGCTTTTTTCTTCCACCAGTCAATTAAATGTGTTAAATAGTGTTTATCGTAATTCTCTTTGTCTTTTATAAGTTTGTCTGTTTTTCCTAGCACGACTTCGGCAAAATTAGAAAACCCATAATTAGAATAATAATATCGTTTTTTTTCTGTTAAAGTTTTAGCTTTATTAATTGTATTTACAAACCTCGTATATTCAACATCATAGTCTTTTAGTGCTACCTTAGTCATAGAAATAATCTTATTACTTATTTTCAATTTTCTACTTGCAGTTGGTATGCCGCTGGAAGTTACTGCGGGAACTATTTCTTCACCAAGAATATTTTCAACATATTCTTTCAAATCTTCATAAGGTTTACCATGCATCAATGGTAGAAAATCACTATCAGTCAAGCCTCTAAATCGTAAGTACGGTTTCATACCATCATATTGAGATGATGATTTAGATGAACCATATAAACTGGTGGTTTCAAAAAAACAAGTATTCATATCGTATTTTTTGTTTACCATTTCACGCATTTCATGTGAGCAACAAATGGCAGCCAATAATTTGCCACCAAGATAATTGAATCCAAATGGCTGCGCTGGCACAATTACAAAACCCATCATTGTTGTGTGATTAAATGCTTTTGCAGATTCTAATGTTTGTGTGAATACGCCACCAAGCATTTCATTTCGAGGCTTCATATTAACAACAGGAGAACCTAAACGAATGAAACCAACCCACTTCTTTGTTTTCTTTTCGAGTATCGCCAATCTGAAAGAACGCCCTGGAATACTGATCATATTTGCGTGAGATGAAATCATGTTGAGATAGATATCCCAATTTTCTTGTGGTAGTTCAACAAGTTCAAACTCCATATCATTTGGATTAATTGTAAAATCCAAAAACAAATCATCTTCTGGTCCCATGCCAGGCAAACCAAGTGGTCTTTCTGATAAACTATTTAATTTTTGATCACGAATATACTCATCTATTCGTGCAAATCGGTCAAAATAATTTGAGAATACATTTGCACAATGTATTGCTTGGTCTTTTGTTAAACTCATACTTTAATGCCATCAAACTTTGAAATTAAATTTCTTTCGCGGGCGCTCAACGTGGTAAGCGGTTGTGGTTGTGGTTGCGCGTCATCTTGCCCCGCATCAATAATTTCATCTTGTGCAGACTGTTCCACATCATATAAGCGCATCTTTGGTCGGTCAACACCAACAACAAATCTCTTATAATAGTTTGAATCAGAATATCTGTTCTTTAATTGCTTTACAAGAATCTGATTTAGTCCCTCAAGTTCATCATTTGTTACAAGTGCAAACATAAAATCAGCGGTTGCTGGTAGACCAAAAGATTCTGAAGTATCTTCAAGACCTGGATCTGAATTACTAAAGCCAGATCGAGTTGTTTGTGTTGCACTCACAACTGGCAATGCAAACTCAACGGCAAGACCACGAAGTTCTTCGGCAATGGATTTAATATAGGTATAACTGTTTACATTACCACCAGGTTTGATTCGTGCTGATGAACAAATGTTTAGATAGTCTATAAAGATAATGGTTGGTTTGAAATTCTTCTTCAATCTCAATTCACTCAACAAAGCTCGAAAATGCAGAGCCGAAGCGCTTGCAGTTGGATATTCTTTGATGATAAGTTTACCTTGCGTCTTAGATTTCAATACATCAAATTTTCTTTCATAATCACTACGACTGATTGTTTGCAGTTCATTCAAATCAATATTCAATAAATTAGCGTCAATTCTTTCCGCAATTTTTTCTTCGGCCATCTCAAGCGTAATATACAATACATTATGCCCTTGGCTGATACAACTTGCAGCAACATGACACATGAACAATGATTTACCAACACCAGTACCTGCAAGTGCGATATTCAAAGTTTTAATCGGTAGACCACCTTTTGTAATCTTGTTGAAGATATCAAGGTCAAAACGAATACGGGTTTCTACTCTGTGATAGAAATCATATCGCTCCTCATAATCTTGCATGTAATCATGCCCAACAGTGCTATCAAATGATACGCCGAGAGCATTTGAAAGTAATCCTGGAATTTCACCCTTGGATTTGTGACCTTTTTTGTCATCAAGAATTGACACAGATTCCATGATGGCATTGTAGATGGCTTTATCTTGGCAAAATTTTTCAGTCTGTTCTGTTAACCATTGCAACTCAACCTTTTCATTTTTGCTTTGATGAAAGTCTTTTAGCAGTTCAATTGACTCTTTTACCTGTTGGTCAGTAAGATTTGTTTTTTCATTGAAATTGATTACAAGCGCTTCATATGTGGGAAGATTCTTGTATTTGTTTACAAAATCGTATATTTCTTTGAAAACATTTTTCTCATTTGCATCAGAGAAATAATCAGGCTTTATAAATGGCAATACCTTTCTGGTGTATTCCTCATTATAAATCAGATTTTTTAGTATTGATAATTCTAGACGATTCAACATTTATATTTTTGTCCTATTCGGTCACAACTTCATTTTGCTCCTCTTGCATTATTGAGCCATAGGCAATTTCATATTTTTGACGAACAAATTCCTTGAAATCATTATCCTCTAATAAAGAATCCATAAAGTCGGATGTTTGCGTGGCTTCATATCGAATTTTGTCACCAATTTCACCAGTCTTACGATCAATTTTTGCATACCAACCTGGCGATGGTTTTGATACAAACCCACCTTCAATCGCAATATCTATTAAGCCAGAATATTTGTTAATACCACCTTCAAATGAAACTGAAATGGGAATCTTAGATTTTTCTTTTACATAGCGAGATTTTTCAACATTGATGATAAAATTATAACCTTTAATTTCAGTGCCATCCTTGTCTTGTTGACGACCAAGAATGTAGATGTTATCAGCAGAATAATAAGAGCCTGTGCCACCACCAACGATGTCTCTTGGAAACATACCAATCTCTTTGTAGGTATGATTTACAACCACCATTGGAATATCTTTAAGTGTCAAATGTGGAATTATCATGCGAAATAAACTTTTAACTTGTTTCGCACGGCTCATGTCTGCAACAGACTTGCCTTCAAGTGCATCTTCCACTTCTTTCTTGGATGCAAGATTGCCTATACTATCCAATACGATGATAAGTTTATCGTCCCTATTTACCTCCTGAAGTTGTTGCATCACATCAAACTTCAATTGCTCAATATCAGTTAAAGGTGTGTGCAATACTCTATCCATGTCAATATTGAATGTTTCAAAGTATTTGGTAGGAGTTCCAAATTCACTATCATAGAACAAAAGAATTGCATCTGCATATTTGTCCATGTATGATTTTGCCAACAATAAACTAAATGCCGTTTTAAAATTTTTGGAAGGACCAGCCCACATTGTCAAACCAGGAGTAAGACCACCATCAAGTTTTCCACTTAATGCCACATTCACCATTGGCACAGGTGTAGAAACAATATCTTTTTCTGTAAAAAATTTTGATTTAGATAAAATTGCACTATCTTTAATCGTTGTGTTCTTTTTCAACTTATCAAGCAAACTCATTTATTTCTCCCGGTTGTGTTCCACAAACTCATATCTACAATTTTGTTGTTGGGTACAATTGTATGTTTATCATCTATAAAGAATGATTCTAAACTAGAACTTGCAGGTGTGTCAAGTGTTTTCTTATTCTTTGCCTTTTCCATTCGTGTTTCCTTTTCTGGTAATTGTATGTTTCGTAATGACTGTTGAGATGCAATAAGAAGAAGAATGGCAAGTGGGTCAAACACCACAATGATTATAATAATGACTGCTCTTACTGCTTTATCTATAAATGATGGGTCATCTTTAGAATAAAATAGTTCGGCGATGTATTTAATTGGTCCTATTTCTGCCGATAATTTATTTTCTTCTACCATCAAAGGTAATTTTTCATTTGCAATTCGTTTTAATTCCGCTTGTGTTTCCTGTATTTGATTATCAATTCTTCTTGAAGCAGTTGCCGGGTCACCAGCTCTCTGCAACAAATATTGTAATCTTTCTTTTGCAATTTTCTCCCGTACATCTAATGTTTTGATTTGAACTGTATTTGCACCAAGAATTACATTTGATTGTAAGTGTGCCTTTGAAAGATATCCAAAAATACCCATTGAAGTAATTACCATTAGCAACACAATTGCAATAATAAAATAAGAACGCATTATTGTATTGGTATAATCCCAATTGTTATACAGCCACGAAGCAGTTACCAATTTTGCAACTTCTAATATTGAACCCATTATTATGATTGGCCAAAATGAGCCAGAGAAAATTTGAGCAAGTCCAATTACCGAATAAAAAGCTGCGATAATAGATAAAGCAATTGCAGTTAGAAATGGTAAAAGAACATGTATCATGCGAAAAAATCTTCCAACGTGGATTGTTTTTGTGTTTTCCAACCAATGCAATTTAATATAATGCGAATTGGTTCAATGTATGCTTTCTCAAACTGTAGGTCATAATCTACATATTCATGGAGACCAAATTCTTTTGGCAAACGCACAGGAAAAGAAATTACATCCTCTTTCAAAGAATTTGGTGTTTTCAAATATGTAAATTTAAGTTTATCGCCCTCTTGTATCAAAGGATATTTCTTTAGCAAATCCTTTTCTTTTATCATGAAATTATATAGAATGGCACCACGAACATGAATTGGTGTGCCTTTTTTATACAGCTTTGCTGAATCAGAATAATCTTTGATACCATTGATGCCTCTAGGAAATGCAACTTCTTCTGGTGGTAGATTCCTAAATTCCTTTTGAAATTGGGCAATAAAGTTTTGAACTGCATTTTCATCTGAACTTACAATCAAATGAATTGTCTCTTTCATCTTTTCACGAATTATTGATGGAGTTGATGATTTAATCATTTCAAGGCCCATGACCTTCATTTGCGGTTCTTTATACTGCACACCCTCATTATTATAAACATTGAGAATATACCGTTTCTTTGCAGTCCAAATGCCTTTATTGGAAAGCCCTTCGCGCTTCATTTGCATTTTCTGTGAGAAAGCATTGACATACGAAGCAAGCTCCTGATAGCTTGCATCAATATAAGGTTGTAATTTTTCTTCACAAACCTTATCCATGAATTCTATAATCTTATTGGTGTCTTTTGTTTGCGAATATACTTTATCAACAAGGTCACCAAGACGAAGATAGATGCTGTCTGTATCTGAGGCAATAACATAATCTTTATTTTTCGTCTTTAATAATTTGTTCATGTAATCGTTGAGTTTGTTTTCAATCCAACGAATAGACAATTGACCTGCTAGAGTCACTGCCAATGCATGGCGCAAATCAAAAAAACGAAAATATTTTGAACCAAGAGCGCCGTAAGCGGAGTTTAGAGATACCTTTTTTGCAAGTTGCAGATTGTTATATCGTGCTACGAGTTTATCAATTTCCTGTTTTTTGTGTGGGTCAGTTTCGTTTTCATAATCCTGTTTTGCTTTCAACATCATCTTCTTAAACTTCTTCCTATTTTCATACATTTCTTCCATCATTTTTGGCAAGAAGCCTTGTTCAGTCGTTCTAAAGAATTGACCATTCGGTGTCAACGATACACCACTCAACACCGTCGTATCAATTTTTTTAGTTAACAATTTTTCTACATTAACACCATGTTTCAAAATATTATGCATTTCGGCATTATAATCCTTGGGTTCAACCAATGTTTCTGGTGAAATATTGTATTGTTGAATTAAACTTGGATACAAAGAATTTAAATCAAGACTTACAACCCAATCATGCTTACCAATCTGAGGCTCTTTGACATAAGCACCTTCAAAAGCACTATATTTGTCCTGCACTTTACGCGGTGGAACTACAATCGTTTTTTCGAGCAAATATGAATAAATTAAAGAATCCCACATTCTTGTCTGAGCAAATACATCTTCATAATTTGTTTTTGTGTCATATGCAAGAGTAAAAGTCAATTCAAGCAGTTTCAACTTATCTTCTAATTTCAAAATAAGTTCCACATCTTTAATATTATACTCAATAAATTTTTGATAGTTGAGCTTATACAGTTGATGCAAACTATCATATTCATCATACGATAGTTTACTTTCACCAAGTTCAATGTTTGCAACACTATTCAATTTATAAGATTCTTGTGATTTGCCGCCTGGAGCATACCACTTGTATAATTCAATGTAATCGAGAGCCGATATACCACCGATGTTATACAGAATCATTTCACGACCATTGATGACTATTTTTCTTTCCCACAAATAATTCCATGGCGATAATTTCTTTGCTTCATCTCCACCTAGAATGGTGCGAATGCGATTGACAAGATAGGGTATATCAAAGAAATCAATATTCCAGCCCGTTACTACGTCAGGACAATTGTTGTGCCAATCGTCAATAAATTTTTTGCAAAGATTGTGTTCATTATCACATTTAATATAAGTTTCTTCACCCTTGATTTCATAATCACCACAACCATAAACGACCATTCCACCATTTAATGTTTTCCATGCAATAGCGATAATGGGTTCAGTAGTTTTGTATGGATCAGGAAATCCATTTTCAGAACCCACCTCAATATCAATAACTGCCACATTGATATGTTGCATATCCCAGTCAATTTGCCCAACAAATTCATCTGCAATAAACGCATATTCAAATCTATCATTGCCATAGATTTTGAAATTTTCAACGCCCTCATATTTGCGAATGAAATCTCTTGCGTCACGAATATCACTAAACTTGATTGGCTCAAGATTCTCACCAAATAAAGTTTTCCACGCAGATGCTTTTTGAGTTGGTAAAAACAGGGTGGGTGAATATTGAACCTTGTGTTTGGTTCTACGACCATTATTCACACCACGAAAAAGAATGTTATTGCCTTGGACGGCAACATTTGTGTAATATTTCATTTAGAATTGCCGAAGAAAACCAGGTAATGCGTAGAAGATATGAATCGCCCGATAAAATTAAAGTTTAGGAAAAGAACTTGCAATTTGAATACCTGAACCAAAAACACTATTGTATTGGTTCTCCAATTCTCTAATGGGCGTGGTGATGCATAGAACATCGGACATATTTAATGTAACACCGCTTTCAAATTCATTAGAATAATCTAAAAACGGTACAAAACCCATTACAGGGCCTTCTTTTGAGGGTTGCATTACAACTTGAACTGGTTTTTTGATTACCACTTCATTTTGGTTTACAAATTTTACCTCTGCAAGAATTGTGTGATTTGTTTTTAATGTTACCAATTTTGTTGTCATAATATTTTATTCCTATTATACATTAATCATAGTGTCCGCAGGGATAACACCAATTGTAACCCATCGCTTTGGAAATAACATTTCACGACCTTGAAAATCTTTCATGTCGTATGTTGGATCTTCCATCCAACCAATTACTTCAACCATGTCATCATACTCCCTCAAAGCAAGGTCATATTTTTCAGCTTTTGGCATCTTATTTTCAATGGCAAGTTTTTTAGCAATTTCACGAAGAGTCATTTTACTTCCTTAAAGTCATAAAAGAAATCGTTACTGTTTCTCGCAGAATATTTCATATTTTTTTCAACTGAATATATCTTTGTTGCTATCTTAAAATCTGGTGTTTTGGCTTCTGATACTGTCAAAGACGCATCAAAGAATAATGTTTTGTTGTTGGGTTGTGCAGCAAATTGTCCATTGTCCAACTTGATAAAATTGTAGCTCTTATGCTCATCTGCTGTTTCAGAAAATCCTGTATTCAAATAACCTGGATCGTTTTGACAAAAATCAACAGTAAACATATAATCGCCAAAATGCCATTTTCTTTCTTTGTCTAAAAATTTACACTTTAACAACTTGAGATTGTCTTTTTCAATCACCGTAAAATTATAACTCAAACAGTCCCAAATTTGCAAGTAATCCAAAGGCAAAAGCGGCGCATCCAAGTTTGTTTGCCGCGACACAAAAGCATGTAAAGGTAGTTTATCATATAAAGCACCATAGTTTGGCAATAACGCTTCAATTCTAAATGCCTGGCCTTTGATGCATTTCATTGTCATCCAAAAACACGGCTCTAATTCATCATGACCTTTTTCAAAATCATATAGAAATTCTTTTTTTACGAAACATGAAATAGGAGGTAAGTTATGAACCAAAAATGCCATTGTGATTAAACCTTTTTTGTTAATTCAGACTGATAGGCTCGATGCCTCAACTCTGAAGAACTAAACCTATGTGTACGAGAATTATAGTATATTTTAATGCCTCTTGTTTCACAAATTTCACGGCCAGTCAAAGCCTTGTCTTTATATTCTTCACCACAAATGCGAATTGAAATGGGTAAAAACATTAATAAATCTTCTAGATCTTTTTCAGTATCATAAACAACAATTTCATCTACAAATTTGACAGCAGAAAGTTGAACGTATCTTTCTACAATTGATTGAACTGGTTTGTTTTTGATATCGGGTCTGTCAATTGCTGGATTGGTTTGTAATCCTACAATCAAATATTCACAAACAGACTTGCATTCAGCAAGCATTAAAATGTGCCCAGCATGAAGTAGGTCAAAAGTAGAGCATGTAAAACCGACTGGACGGCCAATCATATTGTCAGGTAGAACTAACATCATTATCATCCTCATCTAATTTTTTAATATAAATTTTTCCATCTTTCTCGGATATATCTAATGCGTCACCGATATTCCATCCAAGTTTTTCACATAATTGTGGTGGCAATTCAACAACAGCATCACCATTAGCGAGTATCTCAATCACCCGTGTAGTGTATGTGTATGGATGTTCTAGCATTTCTTTACTTCCAAATTACATTTTTCTAAAAAATTAATACCATCTTCATCACGATAACTGTTTCTGTAAAAGACACCAGAGATACCCGATTGATAAATCAGTTTTGCACAATCAAGGCATGGCGCATGTGTCACAAATAAAACGGCACCTTCACTAGAATTTGTGCTTCGTGCTATTTTTGCAAGTGCATTTGTTTCTGCATGTAGGGCCTCAGGCTTTGTCTTTAATTCTTTCAGAATCGGATAATAATCTGTTTCATCGTAAATCTCATCCTCGCAATTATTGTCCCAACCAGATGGCATTCCATTATAACCAATACCTATAATAGTATTATTTTTTACAACAACACATCCTACCTGTAATCTTTTTGCAGATGACAGTTGAGAATAAACCTCAGCTGCGGCCATGTGAGCATCAACGAACTTTTGTTTCATTCTTCAGAAGGTTCGTTTTTATTTTTCTTTTCTGTTTTAACAGGAATGATCGAAGCAGAGATTTGTGCTTCAATCATGGCGTCTTTAAATTGCGACCTCTTGAATGGATCAAGAATGGTCTCCATAATTTCTTTGGTTTGCCTGTCTAGTCTGAAATTTTTATCACGTTTCATAATAAAAAAAAGTGGGGCGTTATGCCCCACTTTCCTTATGCCGCTTCTTTTTCTTGTAAAAGTTGTGGCCTGAAATCTTTCAATTCAGAACCAATTTCAATCTTACGTTGTTTTTTGTGTTCAGGAATAATATTCTCCAAACCAATTCTGAGAATACCATTTTTGAACTCAGCACCTTTGACCACAAAAGTGTCAGCGATGATGAGAACTTTAGTAAATGACCTTGTTCCAATACCACGGTGAATATATTGGGTTTCAAGATCTCTTTCTTTCTTTTCACCTTTCACAGTCAACGAATTGCCATCTTTAACAGAGATGTCGATTTCGTCTTTAGAAAAGCCTGCAACGGCAAATTCCAAAACATACCGATAATCATCTAGTTTGATAATGTTGTGAGGTGGAAAGTTTGACGTAGTTTTTTCAACATCAATGTTTAAGAGTTTCTCAACATCGTCAAAAAACCTGTCGAATCCCAAAGTTGTTTGGGCAAGTGGACCAAACGAAAAGCGTCCGAGTGTCATAGTCTATCTCCTTTTAAGCGAGTTAATAAAATGTGACCCATTAGGCATCACATGATGATCTTATGCTATAACTAATGAATTGTCAAGCACACTCTTATTTATACACAATCTCGTAGGATAATCGATTAACAAGAAACTTTTTTGCCGGGTTATGTTCGTGATAAACCCAGATGAATTCGTAATTGCCATCTTTACGAACATCTTCATAATTCTCGGCATAAACGACATCAGTTGAATACCGATTCTTTAATTTTACTATCTTCACTTTTTTGTTCATGATAATTTACCATTTCAGATTTTCTTGCCTATATTATACTTGGTAACCAATTGCCAGTCATTTTTTTCTTTAAACGAAATAATCTTAATTTGATGCAACGGTGCCATATTATCCTTCAACAAGATAGGATTCATAATTTTTACAAGACCCCATTCCTCCAAAAGCTTAGCAATCGCATTTCTCCTTTGAATATCATTTTCGGAGATATTAGATGGTTTGCCATCCAATGCAAACAGTTCTTTAAAATGCACAATATAATATCTACCCTGCTTGTGTAGAATGTGGCACGATTGATACAGCACTTTTTCCTTGCGAGAAGAAACACCAATACGAGTGAGTGTTTCTCGCACCTTTAGAAAATCATCTTGTTGCATCAAGGTGACTTCAATAAATTTAGTCAAGTCAACCATAATTACCTCTTAGTCAATCCACCCGTATGGGTTTGTTCTTTTAATTGTTGGATTTGTTCTTTGCTAAGAAGGCGAAAAGCCTCACGGGCTTTCGTGTCGGAGAATCCAAAGACAGTTTTTATACATTCCAAATCTTCACTTTTCTCAGGCTTAACCCACCTCGCAAATGGTCGTTTTTGTGACCTAACAGTATTTAGTAAAAAGTCATTTTGTAATTTTCTATCAATAAAATGTCTGCGATTCATTTCATTTGCAAACAATATGCAGTCCTTATGGAAGGATAATGCGCGATTAGTCAGAAAAGGGATATACTCTTTTTCTGTAATTTCATCAATAATCAGTTGTTTCTTATTTTGTAATATCGCATTAACATAATTAAATGGATTACTCATGTCAGCATCCTAATTGCAAATCATCTTTTATCCAATCAAATATTCCGTTAAAGATATCATTCATAAAAATTACTATTAAACAAGTTTGTTTGTTTTAATTCTTTAACTACTTTTTGAGAATACGAATTCTCTTTAATAGACGTTCTATTCGATTGATGTGCAAAATTATATGGTGGAGCATTTCCAAATATCAAACCATAACAACTAATCAATTCACTCTCTGAAGCAAGTAACCATTGTTTTAATGTTGTTGTATCCATATATTTTTTAGGTATTATAATGCAAACACATAAAACGTCAGAGGCATCCACATTCTCTTTAATCAATTTAACTTTATCTTTCGCTGCGTGATCTTTCATTCTTTTATGAAAAGGTGTTACCAGATATCCACGACCCGTATCTTTATTTTTTTTGTCAAAAGTTTTTTCTTGACCTCCAGTTTGGCCAATATAACAAACCTCTTTTAAATTAATAGGTAATTCAGTTTTAGATGGAACTTTAGAAAAAACACCAAAAGCATAAACAGCAGATTCGATGTTGTTTGAAAATTTATAAACATCATCGAACTTAAACCATCCTAATAATTCACCGCCAACTAGAGTTGTGTTCATACAAATTCACAAGTTACCATCATCTCAGTCAAACAAGCAACCGTGTTGATTTCTTGGTCAGCACAAAAAGCTGCCTTATATTGATAATCCGCAAGAATGATAACTGCCTGAGGAATAAATTGGGGTTTCAATATATCGTAAAGAGAATCATACAATTTACGATAAAGAACGGTACTATCTATTTCGTGTGTTGCAACCCACTTACGAATAGCAGAAAAATCTTTAGATGCAATTGATTTAGTTAATTCATTGATTGATACATCAGCAATTTGCGTAAGGATGCCACTATCAATCTTTCCGAATTGCGAATAGCGCTGTAGTTCATTAAGAACACGGCGAAGGTCTGGAAAATGCTTCTTAATTAATTCAGCTAGAACTTTATCATCCGCATCAATTTTTTCACTTTGCAAAATTGATTGAATACGCTTGAAAAATGAAGATGCTATTTTAGTCTTCTCACCATTCTTCAAATTAAAATCAATGACTGCACATCGAGAGTGCAATGGTTCAATGATTCGATTTTTATAATTACAGGTAAAGATGAACGAACAATTGCCTGCAAATTCCTCAATTGCATTACGAAGTGCAGGTTGTGTTGAATTAGGATTTAAATAATCCGCTTCATCAATAATGATGACCTTGCGGCCGCCAGATAATGACATTGCTGAAGCATAATTTTTAATTTTGGTTCGAAATGTATCAATGCCAGATTCATCAGAACCATTGATGACCATGAAATCACAGCCAACCTCATTACACATGGCTTTCGCAATGG